GGGGGCGATCAAATGAATCTCCTCGACATGATCGAAACAGCGGCGGGGCATGTATTTTGGTTGCTGTTCGCAGTGTTTTTTTGCGCGGCGGCTGCGGCAGCTTACACCTTGGTTGAATGCTTATGAGCCTCTCAATCAAGGAAGCGGCGAAGATTACCGGGAAGACTGTGCCTCAATTTATTGGCTGGACGCAAACATTTCAGCCTGACTACATTCGGGGCAAGAATAAGCACGGTGACACGGTGTTTATCTACACTGACGGCGATGTTGGAGCCGTTGCCCTCAGTACGTCTGAGGTCTTTGGGTGGAACGGTCTTAAAATACAAATGGTTGCAGAGGTTAATTACTGCGACATCGACAGCGGAACACTGATTGACATTTCAGATCAGATAGAGAGCGAGGGCGAGGAGTATGAGGAGTAAGGGCAACGCGCCTACAGCAGAGCAAAGGCGGTGGCACGATCAGGTGGCTAACCTACAATGCGTCGAGTGTTTAGGACCGGCGCAAATCCATCACCCAGTGGGGGCAACTGCAAAGCACAACAAAGTCCCGATTGGTCACTGGTGGGTCATTCCGCTATGCGATGAACATCACAGAGGGCTACACTCTGGTGACAGCTACGAGTACGAGAGCAGGAAAGAATTTGAGAAGGGTGAGTTCGCTAGGATACTTGATGACCACGATCACCCAGTTCCGGTTGAAGTAGAATCGGCCATCATGGGTTATCATAGATGAGCAAATTTGTACGCCACAAGAAAAAGGATGATAATCACAAGGAAATATCAGATGAGTTCATCAGGCTGGGCGCAGGGATTAAAGATGTGAGTTCACTGCCTGACTTTGTTGATATACTGGTAACATACGCCGGTCACACGGTTGCGGTCGAGATAAAGGACTTCAGCAAAGTGCCAAGCGCCAGAAGGCTGACCGCGGGAGAGGAGAAGTTCAGGGACTACTGGATAGAACACGGCGGGAAGTGGGCTTGCATAGAAACTATCGAGCAGGCAAACGAAATGATAAAAGGGATTAAGCAATACTGGGTTGACAAGGATAAAGACAATGGCGACAACACCGGCAAATAAAAATCGTGCTATACGTCAACAGGCGCTCAGGGAGCAGTTATCTAAGCAGGGTCATGTTCAGCATGTTATTGATATCGCTGAAAAATTGACTGATCTTGATAACGCACTAGACAGCACTCAAGTGCAGCGATTGAAATCAGCAGCGGAAATCAAGCTCAAGCTCATCGGAAAGTATCTTCCTGAGCTGAAGGCTGTTCAGCACTCAGGTGATGAAGGCGGCGATATCGTGATCAAGAGAATTGAGCGTGTCATCGTTAAACAATAACGTATTGCAGATACAGACACCTGAATGGGCGCTTCCCCTGTTTGAACCCTGCCGGTATAAGGCCGCGTATGGCGGTCGAGGCAGCGGAAAGTCTCACATGTTCGCTGAGATGTTGATCGAAGAACACATCATGAACCCTAATCAGTCATCTGTCTGCGTTCGGGAGATCCAGAGGTCTCTGAACCAATCTGTCAAACGACTGCTCGAACTAAAGATCGAAGAGCTGAATGCCGGTGAGTTTTTCGAGGTCCAAGATTCAGTCATCAAGTCAAAGCGTGGAAACGGGCGAATAATCTTTCAGGGTATGCAGAATCACACGGCAGACAGCATTAAATCGCTTGAGGGCTACGACAGGGCGTGGGTTGAGGAAGCGCAAAGCCTAAGTCAGCAATCTCTGGACCTGCTGAGACCGACGATACGGAAGCCTGACAGCGAGATTTGGTTTACATGGAATCCGCGAAACGAGAACGATCCGGTCAACTGGCTGCTGCGCGGAGACAATCCACCACCAAAATCTACGGTGATTGAGGTCAACTACGAAGACAATCCGTGGTTTCCTGATGTTTTATCCGACGAGATGGAGTACGACAAGCGCCGCGACCCCGACAAGTTTCAGCATGTCTGGAAGGGCGCTTACTTGCAGAACAGCCAGAGCAGAGTGTTTAGAAACTGGTGCATTGAGGAGTTTGATGCACCAGAAGAGGCGATGCATAGGCTAGGCGCTGACTGGGGTTTTGCCGTAGACCCAACGGTATTGGTCCGGTGTCACATCATCGGCAGGAACCTCTACGTTGATCATGAAGCGTACATGGTCGGGTGCGAGATCACTGATACCCCTGACCTGTTCATGCAGATACCAGACTCTGAGCGATGGCCGATTGTCGCTGACTCTGCGCGGCCAGAGACGATCTCGCACATGCGGAAGAACGGGTTTCCAAAGATTATGGGCGCGATCAAAGGTCCAAAGTCCGTCGAGGAGGGTATCGAGTGGCTAAAAAGCTACGATATCATCGTGCATCCGCGCTGCGTTCACACGATTGATGAGCTGATGCTGTACTCTTACAAGACCGATCCGGCCACCAATCAGGTGCTTCCGATACTAGAAGACAAGAAGAATCACGTTATCGACGCGCTCAGATATGCATGCGAAGGTGTGCGCCGGGCGAACCCATCCACTCCGGTCACCGACTTTGTGCCGTTGCCAACTGCCAATCGTTGGTAGATAATACGCTTGACAATCAGGACATTCCTATGGCTAGAAGAACAAACGAGCAAAGATTATCGGACGTTCACAATGACGCGTTAGGCGAATTCGACCGAATTCAGAGCGCACTCAGAGACGAACGACTGCAATGTTTAGAGGATAGACGGTTCTACTCGATCAATGGCGCACAATGGGAGGGCAACCTCCTAGATCAGTACGAGAATAAGCCTAGACTCGAAGTAAACAAGATTGCTCTGTCGGTCATGAGAATCATCAACGAGTACCGCAATAATCGCGTTACTGTTGACTTCACATCCAAAGACGGTACGCCAAACGATAAACTGGCTGACACTTGCGATGGCCTGTATCGCGCTGATGAGAAAGATTCTATCGCTAATGAAGCCTACGACAACGCCTTTGAGGAGGCAGTCGGTGGTGGCTTTGGCGCTTGGCGGCTACGCGCTGACTACGAAGATCACGAGAACGACGAAGACGAACGCCAGAGAATCCTGATCGAACCAATCTATGACGCTGACAGCAGTGTCTGGTTTGACCTAGACGCAAAGAGACAGGATAAGGCTGACGCGAAGGTCTGTTTCGTTATTAGTTCGCTCACTTATGACAGCTATCTGGAAGAGTACGGCGATGACCCCGCAAGTTGGCCGAAGACTGTACATCAGTATGAGTTTGATTGGCTAACGCCTGATGTTGTTTACGTTGCCGAATACTACCGGGTCGAAGAGGTTGGCGAGACCGTCAGGATATTTGAGAATTTGGCCGGTACTGAGGAGCGTTACACTACGCACGATTTCAGGGAAGACGAGTCGCTAGAAGAAATGCTCGCGGCTGTTGGCACTGTCGAGGTCCGGCAGAAGCGCGTGAAAAAGAAGATGGTGCACAAGTACATCATGAGCGGCGCGAAGATACTTGAAGACTGCGGCTACATTGCAGGCAAGTGCATCCCGATCATTCCAGTATTCGGCAAGCGATGGTTCGTTGACAACATCGAGCGGTGCATGGGCCACGTTAGATTGGCCAAGGACGCGCAGCGTTTGAAGAACATGCAGATATCTAAGCTGGCAGAAATATCTGCACTGAGTACGGTCGAGAAACCTATCCTTACCCCAGAGCAGGTAGCCGGTCATCAGGTCATGTGGTCTGAGGACAATCTTAAAGACTATCCGTACATGCTCGTAAATCCCATCACTGACGCGAACGGTAATCAGGCTGTTTCTGGTCCGGTTGGCTACACTAAGCCACCCCAAATCCCACCGGCTATGGCCGCGTTGTTGCAGATTACTGAAACAGACATGATGCAGATCATGGGCAACCAAACTGGTGGCGAAGAGATTGCCTCAAACATCTCTGGCAAGGCTGTCGAGCTGATACAGACCAGATTGGATATGCAGACGTTCATTTACATGTCTAACTTTAGCAAGGCTATGCGCCGTTGTGGTGAGGTCTGGCTGAGTATGGCGAAGGACGTTTACGTCGAAGATGAGCGCAAGATGAAGATCATCGACATGACTGAGACGGTTGACAGCGTCACCCTGATGCAACCTGCCATTAGCGAGATGGGCGAGGTCATCATGGA